ATCCAGTACGGCCTGTTCGCGGTCAAGCTGGAGCATTTCCTGACCACCGGGCAGACCTCGCCCGATTTGGCGGCTCTGGTCGCGCACTACCGTTCGCTGGAAGACGCGCCGGGCTTCGAGAGCTTCAAGTGGCTGCTGCTGTACTCCGACCTGCTGGCGGGACGGATCGGCGCGGTCCGGCGGAAGGTCGACGCGCTTCCGGCCGCGGCGGGGGAGACCCTCGAGACCGACCGCCTGCTCCTGCTGGGGTCGGCGGATTTTCTCGAAGGCCGCAACGACGAGGCCCTCGGGCGTTTCCGTCTGGCGCTCAAGGCCTACAGGAAGCGGATCGGCAAACGGAAGGTCTTCTTCAACGGTCCCAATGGCCTGTTCTTCCTGCTGGCCCTGATCGGGGCCAACGACCCCGCACTCCATTCCGAACTCCAGGCCAATCTCGACGGTGTAGACCACGCGGGCAATGTATTCGGTCCCGGGTTCAGGGCCGTCCAGGCCTTGCTGTGGCTGTTGCAGGGGATGGAAGACAAGGCCAGGGAGCTGCTGGTGGACATCCGGCGCGGCGGCAGCCGCGAACCGATGTCGGTCGCCTGCCTGACTTTGGTCGAGTTCCTGGTCGACCCCGCGTTGGCCAGGAAGCAGATCAAGGATACCGTGGTGCAGTTCGAGGCCCTCAGGGAGGTGCTGCCGCTGATCGCCCGCATCCACGCCGAGGTGCTGGAACGGATTGCCGACAAGCCCGCGGTCTACGACGCCTTCCTGCGGACCCCGCCCGACGGCACGCCACTGATCGACTTCGTCAAACTCGTGGAGGTGCGGCAGCCCTGGGAGCGCACCCTCGACAGTCTCGCGGCTTTCCTCAAGACGGGCAGCGGGCGTCCGACAGCGGCGCCACCGATCAGCAAGTCAAAACGGCTGGCGTGGTTCGTCGACCCCGAGCAGATGACGGTCGAGGTGCTGGAGCAGTCGGTCAAGGGCCGCGACTGGACTCCCGGCCGGGTGGTGGCCATGAAGCGGCTCCACGAACAGGACCCGCGCCTCGACTACCTCACCGACCACGATCGGCGGGCGCTGCGGACCATCAGGAAAGATACCTCCGGCTGGTACAACGAGGAATCCTTCGACTTCGACCGCTACCGCACCCTGACGACGCTGGCCGGCCATCCGACCGTCTTCGATGCGCGTCGGCGCGAGCAGCCGCTGGAACTGGTGGCCTATCCCGTCGAACTGGTGGTGACCGAACAGCGCAACGGCTACAAGTTCGCGTTGTCCCACCGCGCCGAAGAGCAGGCGGTGTTCATGGAAGCCGAGACCCCGACACGCTGGCGGGTGATCGACTTCTCGGCACGACTGCTCGCGGTCCAGGAAATCCTCGGCGGTCGCGGACTGACCGTGCCGAAGCAGGGCAGGGAGAGGGTGCTGGACCTCATCAAGGAACAGCATCCCAGCCTGCCGATCCGCGCCGACATCGCCGACGCGGACATGCCCGCCGTTGAGGGGCAGTCCGGTCCCGTGCTCCAGATGCAGCCGCTCGACGAGGGGCTGAAGGTGGCGATGGTGGTGCGACCGTTCGGTGCCGCAGGGCCATACTATCTGGCGGGACAGGGCGGACAGTCGGTGCTGGCCATGATCGACGGCGTTCGCCAACGCGCCAACCGCGACCTCGACGGCGAACGGGCCGCAGCATCCGCGACACTGGCGGCCTTGCCGACCTTGCACCGCGAGGCGGCCTCGGGCCACGAGTGGGTGATCGGCGACACCGAGTCCGCGCTGGAATTCCTGCTGGAAGTGCGCGCCTGCCAGCCGCCGCCGACCGTGGAATGGCCCGAGGGCAAGCGGCTGACCGTCAGGTCCGAGGTCTCGACCTCCGGCCTCTCGCTCAAGATGTCCCGCTCCCGCGACTGGTTCCAGATGGACGGCGAGGTGCGGGTCGACGAGGAACTGGTCCTCGACATGCAGGACCTGCTGACGCGGCTGGGCAAGGCCAGAGGTCGGTTCGTGCCGCTGGCGGACGGCAGCTTCGTCGCCCTGACACGCAAATTCCAGAAGCAGCTCGAACGCCTGGGCGGCGTCACCGAGGAACATGGCAAGGGCCTGCGGCTGCCGACCCTTGGTGCCGTGGCGGTGCAGGAGCTGGTGGAGGAGGCAGGAAGCGTCAAAGCCGACAAGGAGTGGAAGGCGTTCATCGCGCGTCTTTCCGCAGCCGACCGGCACCAGCCCGTCGTCCCGTCGACGCTCCAGGCCGAGCTGCGCGATTATCAGGTCGACGGATTTCGATGGCTCTCCCGTCTGGCGCACTGGCAGGCTGGTGCCTGCCTTGCCGACGACATGGGACTGGGCAAGACCGTCCAGGCAATCGCCGTGATGCTGGAACAGGCTCCCCACGGCCCCTGCCTGGTGATTGCGCCGACCTCTGTCTGCCACAACTGGGAACGCGAACTGGAACGCTTCGCCCCGACCCTGGCGGTGCGCAAACTCGGCGCTGTCGGCGGACGGGCCGACCAGATCGCAGCGCTCAAGGCGATGGACGTGTTGGTCACCAGCTACGGCCTGCTGTACCAGGAGGCCGACCGCCTGGCCGAGGTCGACTGGCGGATGGCGGTGTTCGACGAGGCCCAGGCGATCAAGAACGCCGAGACCCGACGCGCCCAAGCGGGGCAGCGCATCCAGGCCCAGTTCCGCCTCGCCCTGACCGGTACGCCTATCGAGAACTATCTGGACGAACTCTGGAGCCTGTTCGCCATCGTCAACCCAGGTCTCCTCGGCTCCCGCGACGGCTTCGCCCGCCGCTTCGCCACCCCGATTGAGCGAAACCGAAGCGACGGTGCGCTCCACGCCCTCCGCGCCCTGATCCGCCCGTTCATCCTGCGGCGGACCAAGAGCGCGGTCCTGGCCGAACTGCCGCCGCGCACCGAAGTGACCCTGGAGATCGACCTGCCCGAGGAGGAGCGCGCCTTCTACGAGGCGGTGCGTCGGCGGGCGCTGGAGGCCCTGGCCCGGCTTCGCGACGGCGGGGCGGGGGGCGGCCAGACCCGCATCCACATCCTGGCCGAGATCACCCGCCTGCGCCGCGCCTGCTGCCATCCAGGGCTGGTCGATGCCGACACCCGCCTGCCCGGAGCCAAGCTGGAGGCGTTCCTTGAACTGGTCGAGGAGCTGATCCGCAACCGCCACAAGGTCCTGGTGTTCAGCCAGTTCGTCGGCCAGCTCGAAAGAGTGCGGAACGCGTTGACCGCCCGCGGCATCGCCCACCAGTATCTGGACGGCGGCACCCCCGCCAAGGATCGGGAACGGCGGGTGGCGGCGTTCCAGGCGGGGGAGGGCGACCTGTTCCTGATCAGCCTCAAGGCAGGCGGCACCGGACTCAACCTGACCGCAGCCGACTACGTCATCCACCTGGACCCTTGGTGGAATCCCGCCGTCGAGGACCAGGCCAGCGACCGTGCTCACCGCATCGGCCAGCTACGCCCGGTTACCGTCTACCGCCTGATCGTCCGCGACAGCATCGAGGAGAAAATCCTGGAATTGCACCGCGCCAAGCGCGATCTGGCCAGCGACCTTCTTGACGGCAGTGAAATCAGCGCGCGCCTGACCGACGACGACCTGCTCGACCTGATCCGGATGTGATCAGGGCATTGCCGCCTGGCGGCGGCTTCCGCTCAACCCCAACCGGACCCGTCCCGCAAGACAACGCGAAGGAAGTCGAGACACTGGCGGGGCTGGTCGAGAGAGCCGATTGTTGCCGATAACACTGGATTCGATGACCAAGCCGCTATTTTTTGTTAAAACCTCACCACCCCGGAACCCAGGATGAGCCTTCTCTTTTTGTTCCCCGCGCCCTGGTGTGACACCGACGGCAAGCGCGAAGCCCGCGCCGGGACACCCGCTTGTGGCCTGTGATTCGGCACGGCTGTGAAAGGCGGAAACCGGGCGGTTCTGGTGTCTCGTCGGGGACACTGCGACAGAGTGTCCATGGCCGTCCGAAGCGATCCACCCTTTTCGGCGGGACACAAACGGGACACTGGGAAATCCCAAGCCTGTAAA